TGTCTTTTCAGATAGACTAGGCATTACCTACATACACATTCGCCATTACAATATTCACACATTGTTTACTCCTTTGGATTATCTGCTTTTACTTGTGCAATTCTAGCTTTCCAAGCATCCATATCTTTATAGATCTCATCAAGCTGATCGCCAATATCACCATATGCAGCTTTACGAGTAGCTCTTATGGTATTGTTATTTTCTAATGTATCACCATCAGATGAATATGTAGCAAGTTGGTCATCAGTTGGTTGTGCAATATCTAAGTTCCATTCTTTAATATATGGACCTTTACCATCTGAATCATCTTGCAACAAAACATCTTTAGTAAAATCTACATCAGATACACCATTGGCTTCTGCGTAAAGTTTTATTGTAGTTGATAGTTGTGCCATTTGTTTTTCCTTTCTTTATTTTAAAACCTCTGTTGGAAATTCGTATGCTATGATTTTTTCTACAGTATCTAGTCCTTCGGTAGCGTCACGAAGTTTTTGTCGATACTCTTTCATTTCATTACTCATTTCTAAATCCGAACTTGCAGTCCAATCCGTTTGAGCTAATTTGAAATTTCTTTCTTTTCTAAAATCATCTAATGCGTTTTTAAGTTTATCTCCCTCAAAGATTTTTTGCTCATCAGCAGTAGGATCTCTGACTTCTTTTTCAGTTCCATCAGGATTTAAAATAACTATTTTACCTTCGTTTGCCATTATGTCCTCTTAATTCCGTATAATGTTAATTGACTTCTACCAGTGAAACTACCACCACCTTCATTATAAATGTACAACCCAGTATGTTCTCTTGTTGCATAATCAGTTGTGCCACCACCACCTAATATGTAAGCCATATATCCGTCAGTCCTTCCATATGAACCAATGTAAGAATATTGTGTCATCACAGTAGCGTTTAGGGGTTGGTAGATAAACAACGATAAATTCATTCCTGTACCCGTAGAATTACCATCCATATTTGAAGTTAATTTTGGATATGAATTTTGATAATTTTGACTTCTATCTGATCCATTTGAATCAATAATTTGAGTTCTACCTCTATAAATATTATCAGATGTTGCGCCAGTTTCATTGTAAAACTTAAACAAGACTTGTGTTCCCGTAGAAGTTGATCCTACATTATCAAACTGAACCATATAATTATCATAATCTGATGTAAAAATACTATTCCAACCCGTTGCTGTGCCACTTAAAGTAGTTTTTGTAATCTGCACAAAAACCTGCGGTATACCAGTAATAGTACCAGTAAAAGCATAATTAGAACTTAAGTCTAGTTTTGTGTTATCTACTGCGTCATCAGTAATTGATGGTTTAATAATTCTAGTTATTGCCATGCTATGCTCCTATTAACCTATATCCAAAAAATCTTGACCAAGCTGACTGTAAAGTTTCATTATGTGATGCATTTTGATTTACTCTTACATCAACATAGTCACCAGCAGATAAATCTAATTGAGTTGTAAAATTTAATGTAGGATCTGCACTTGCTGATTGTGCTTGACATAAATCTCCACTAAAATCAGTAACAGATCCATTTTTATAAAAATATATTTGATGTCTTGTAGCTGTACTATTGTTAGAATTACTATATGACTGATGAGCAGTAAAAACATATTTACCAGCTTTACCTGATGGAACAGTAAATCTATAATTTGAAGTATCAAAAGCAGAATCAGTATCATAAACTTCTGTATCAAATTGTACTATTGTTATGGTATCAGTAGATATAGTTTGATTACCTGATAACTTTACAAAGAAAGCTGGAGTATTCTGACCACCTATATTGTTAGTAGTAATACTTCCTGATCCATTAGATATTAATAGGTTATTTCCACCTACATCTTGTATTGTGTTTACTTTAATAATTGATGTCATGTTATGCTCCTATTAATTTAAACATATATAAACTTGTTTCATTTGTTTCTGTACTACTACCTTCAAACTGAGCTGCATTTGTAGAGTTTATGTGTCCATATAAACTAATCACATCATTTGCAGCTAATGTTGCAATAGTAGAACACTCTAAAGTTCCAGTTGCTTTCCAATGAGAATTAGGATTATCTGTAGTATGAGCAAAACTTGTTCCATTTTTTCTTATTGTAATGTTATGGTCACGCAAAGCATCTGCTGCTCCAGTAGTAAAAATTATTGTTGCCATAATATAATATTTACCAGCCTCAGGAACAGTGTATTCATAAGTGCTTGTATTAAAACCATTAGCAGTATCAATAGATGTTTGATTTAATGTTACTTTTGTATAATTATTATTTGTAGCAGTTTGTGTTGTATTTAAAAAAGCAAATAATGTTGGAGTATTAGCAGCGAAAGTCTGTGTAAATGTACCACTACCATTAGAAGATATAATATTGTTACCCCCTAAGTCAGTTATTTGATTTGTTTTTAATATGCTCATGTTCCTATCCTAAATCCTCCAAAACTTGTATTATAGTTTGTGCCTTTTATACTCGAACTAGAACTATCGGAAGTACCTGCACTAAAAAATAATTCTATGTAATCAGATGCAGATAAATCATCACAAACAGAAAAACTTGAAGAGAATCTTCGTGAAGTTATTGAGTTATTATTAGTGTTCCAAGTTGATTCAAAAAAGGTCGTGCCATTTTTCTTTAAATATGAATTGAAGTTTTTTATAGCATTGTTAGAATTAAAAACATCAACAGTCCAATTAAAAATATATTTACCAGCTTTTCCACTTGGAACTGTAAATCTGTAATTAGAACTATTATCAAAAGCATTATCTGAATCAAATACTTCTGTATTAAAAGCAACTTTAGTTTCTGTGCCACTTGAAATAGTCTGGTCTGAACTTAGTCTTACAAAAAAAGAGGGTTGCAAAAAATTACTTTGCACATCACCACTACCTAAAGCTATGGTTGATGCGTTGCTAGATCCTAATGTTAGTGTGCTAGTTCCTGAAACTGCATCTATTGTGTTTACTTCTATTTTACTCATAATACTACAAATGTACTCCCTGATGGTACTGTTAATGTACCTGATATAGTCAGACTGCCTACTGCCATAGCATTTTTGCCAGATGCAATAGATATGTCTGTAAATGTTTGTGGATTAGTCATAAAGAATGTAGATGATAAACTAGAAGAAGTTATTGTTCCGTCAGTTGGTGTACCGATATCTCTACTATGTCCTAGTACTCTACCACTAAAATTATCTGATGATGCTGGAGGAGAGGTAAATGTTATCTGTGATCCACTAATACTATATGCAGATGTGTATTGTACAACACCTGATATAGATATGATTGCATTAGCATCTGTTTGTGGGAACACAGCAGTACCACCTGATGTCAGATTAAATGTAACATTAGAAGCATTAAAACCACTAGATATATCATCTAGCTCAATATAGTTTCCTATAGTGGGTTCACGACCTACATAGCTCATTATGCACCTCCTAGTAAATATCCACCTAAATAACAGGCTTTTTTATTGTGTTCAAATTCATATCCAGATCCAGCATGATAATCTAGATAACCAAATAGTTCTAAATAATCATTTTGTGCTAAATCAATAATTTGAGTAGTAGTTATAGTATCTCTATAGGACACATTATTAGCAGTAATATTATTAGTATTAAAATATTGTGTTCCATTTTTATAAAGTAATAAACCTATATTATACATATGATAAGCACTTTGTGTAATTTGCAAACCAGCGTAAATAAAATACTTACCAGCAGTAGGACAAGTAAAACGATAATTTGTTGAATTATCATATGCGTTATCTGTATCAAGAACTTCTGTATTAAGTTGTGCTTTTACTATTGTTGATGGACTAATTGATTGATCGCTACTTAAATATGCGTGAAAAGCTGGAGTATTGCCTCCAGCATCTGCAAAACTTAAATTACCTGAGTTATCTGTTTTTAAAATTTTATCTGTAGCTGGTGCTGTACTAGGAAATGTAAGTGTATAACTTTGTCCAGCACTATGGGGTGGTGACTTTAACTTAATACCATGTGAGTTTACTCTACAATTAAGTTGTAGATACCCATCATTAGATCCGTTATCACCTTTAACTGTTAGACCAGCAGTACCATTAGATATAAGATTTACTTTATCTTTAGATACTGAACCAGCTGCAATATCATCACTGGTTAATATAGCGTTAGTAGGTTGTCTACCTATATAACCCATTCTATGTTATCTCCATTATTGATAATGCTGCATCTATCTTAGCTGAAACAGAGCAATCAATCTTTACTACATCTGTAGTTTGTAATACTACCTTTGATCCTGTAAGTACTTCAAGAGTACCACCAACAGGAATAGGAGCATCTTTTACTACAAATACATTTTGATTTGTTTCTGTATCAGAAGTATCTGATTCAATCTTAACACTAACATTTACAGCTGATGAATGGACATTACATAGTAATAATCCTAGAACTACAGAAGTTGTAGAACTTGGTACTGTATATAGTGTTAAAGGTGTACCAGCACTTGATGGCATAGCATCATTTGTTTTTACTTTGAATGTATTAGCCATTTGGTCCTTTCTATCCTAATGCTATCGCTAGAGCTGTAGCATCATCTAATGTTGCACCAGCAGTAGCTGCTATTGTTAATGTTTCATTACCACCATCACTACCTTCTGTAAAGGAAATGTTGCTACCAGCAACTAATTTACCATTTAAGAAGCCTGGACATCAGTATCAGATACAATGGCAACCCATGCCGATCCGTTATAATATTTTAATTGATTACTTGTAGTATTATAGAATAAATCACCCTCATCTAAAGATGATGATGGATCAGAAGATCCTATTCTATATTGATTAGCAAAAGTATTTACATCTGTAATATTAGAAGCTGTAGTATTGACATTAGCTATATTTGTAGCAACTGTACCAATATTAGTATTAGCACCAGCTACTGTATTTATGTTTGTATTATTACCAGCAACTGTATTGATATTGGTTGCATTTCCAGCAACAGCATCAATGTTTGTTTGATTACCAGCAACAGCTGTAATATTAGAAGCAGCAGCAACTACCGAGTTAATATTGGATTCGTTACCAGCTACAGCATTTATATTAGAAATATTACTTGCTACAGAATTTATATTAGATGAGTTTGAGTTTACTGTATTTATAGCACTACTCATTCCAGCAACTGTAGTTACATTACTAGATATCCCAGCTACAGTCGTTACATTTGATGATATACCAGCTACTGTGGTAACATTAGATGCTATTCCAGCAACTGTAGATATAGCAGATGCTATACCACTAACTGTATTTATTTCATTTACTATACCAGCAACAGTAGATACATCTGTAATTGACTGTGAAAATTCTAAAGCATTACCAGAACTGTTTACAGATAGTACTTTATTAGCTGATAGTTCTGGAAATGTAAGGTTAAATGCAGTTGATGTAGATGATTTAGCTTGTGGAGAAAACTTATTATCTCTCTCATTTTGCTGAATCATAGCAATAATTTTGTCTAGTTCAGTATTAAGTGTTTCTATTGGAAATGTACCAGATACAGGGAAATCAGATGCTCTAGCTACAGATAAATCTCTTAGTATTGTATATTTATCATTTACAGTAGCACCACCACCTAAAGTAATAGATCCACCACCTGATACACCAGCACCAGTTACTGAGTACTGTGTAGCAGAAGATGGACTAGCTGTAAGTGTAAGGGTAGTATCTGCACCATTAGATGCAGCTGTTTTAATAACTGTTAGATCTCCATCTGCAAAAAACTCAAATGGTACAGTAAATGTGGTTTGACCACCAGTTGCTGTATATTGCACTCTAGGAGATGTGTCTGATATTGCTAATGCCATTTATCTTATACCTTTTTCGAACTTATCAAATAAACCATCTAAATACCATATATTTTGCAAAGGTAAAGATCTTCTTATTGCTCTAGCAGTAGTATAGTCGTAATTACCACTTCCTGTATCTAACATAATTTCATATAAATTATAGGCTAGTGATCCCGAAGGTCCAAGTAAACCTAGTTTTTGTCTATCTGTAGCATTATATGGTTTACCAGCTCCTAATGCTGGTGCTATACCTAATTGATTATCAGACATAACTTCTAACATTCTATTTAAATCACTAAATATACCTATTGCTCCAGATCTATCTAAAGCACTAGCTATTTTATCACCAGTTTTCTTTTTAGCATAATCTCTATCAAAAGCTTTTTGTCTTACTGCATCTACCATAGCACCCATACCTACTAAAAATGCTAGACCTATAAAGAAATTTTGATCTCTTTCTTGTAATCCTCGCATCATTACTGATTGTGTAGCTGCCATACCAAACTTCTTAAATTGTGATAATAAACTACCTATTGGTGTATTCATCCATAATGGTACATCACCCTTATCTGGTGTAATAATTGTAGTTCTTATATCTTTACGAAGTGCATTACCGAAGGCTTTTGCAGCTTCTCTATCATCCCATAAATCTGATCTAGCTACTCTACTATATTTTAAATCACCTCTTTCTGCACCACCAACACCTAAACCATATTT